ATCTAAAGGTAGGAGGTAAAATTAAGCACCCTGTTCATATTCTCGATAGGCAGCACCATTGAACTGTAAAGAGCCATTTTTGCCGTGTGATCGTTCCAAACCTTGTCAAAGGAGGCAATTACCACCGGGTTTGCCGCATTCGGAACAGTGTTCTTTGTCATTCCGATGTTTTTCAGCGAAACTGCGTCAACCGCCTTGTTTGAAGAAAATAAAAACCGTCTGTCCGAGCTTATGGGAAAATAATTTGCCTCCCCGAATATGTCGATACCGTACAGCACTCTTGAAACTTCGTTGCCCTTTTCCGCAACGACGGTTGAAAGATATTTCTGCATTTCCTCGACATATTTTCTCAGATTATCATCAAGCCTGTCCGAAAGAAAACTTAAATCTCCTTCGGTCAGATGATATGCCCTCGCCGTGTCTCGGCCGTATCGTTTGTCAATAACTCCGAGCGCCTTTTCTCCTGTTTTTATTTCGTTCTCGGCAAGGGTTATGCCGCCCACCAAAAGGTGCTTTCTGCCCTGATCTCGTCTTGACAGGGCATATACCGACATAAGCTCCGGCACGGTCAGCTTAATCCGCTCTCCGCTTTCAAGGGTATATTCCGTGACCTTACTCTCGTCAATGCTCCAAATGCCGTGCTGTCTGCGCTTTTTCGCGGCAAAAGCTTTGAATTCCGCAACAATCCGTGCCCATTTGTTCTGCCCTTCAAGTGCTTGGTTGTAAAGCTCCCGGAAGGTCTTAGACCCGGTCTTGTAAAAGGCCGTAAGGGGCTGGAGCATTTCCCATTCAACGCCTCGCTTTGCGTCAATTGCCTTTTGTGCCGCAAGGTTTCTGTCTCCCGCCTGTTTGCCCGAAATCAAAGAGTCGTTTTTCCCGGCTCTTTCGATTTCCTCCATAACCTTAAGGGCTGTTTCCTCAACCGTTTCTTTTTTGTCGCTCGCAAAGATTTTGTTTGCGCCTGTCACCGTAGAGGAAATCATTTTATAGACTTCATAAAGCCGTTCAAGCTCGGAATTTGACATTTCCGAAACCGTTTTCCCGCCCAAGGTGTCCTTAATTACCTCAATACGGTTTTCTACCGTTTCACTGTAAACACCCTGTATATACTGGGATTTTGATTTTTTAAGCTGTCTGTATGCGTCGTAAAGCTCCGAAAGTGCATTTTTCACCGTTGTGCGGTTCAGCTGCTCCCGGCGGGAGGCCGCAAGCTTATCAAGTCCGTTTTCGGCCGCAATGCTTTTGAGCAAATCCCGCTGTTTGTCCCTCTGCTTTGTAAGCACTTCCGACCTCTGCTCAAGCTCCGAAAGGTTCTGTCCGTCGGCAGATTCAATTTGCTCCTTTATCCGTGAAAGCTCGGCATTTGTCTCCGAATAGGAAAGATAGGTTTCGTTAAGCTTTACAAGAGACTCGGCGGCCTTGGTGTCGTTACCCACATCCGCAAGCGAAAGCCCCATAAGTATCTCATAGTCGCTCTTTTGCTTTGCAAAAAGGAACTCAGAGGCGGCCAGCGTTTTTTCAATCATCGGCCGAAGCTCTTTTTTTATGTTCCTCTCCTTTGTGGGATGAAGATAGAGCGAACGGAGATTTTTAATGACCCGCCTTATCTTGTTTTTGGTGTCGGTGCCGTTTCTTCGCTCCCGACTTTTGCGGTTTTGCTCTCTGAAGCTTTGCTTTAGGCTCTCGATACGTTCCTTTCTTTGCGCCCTTTGCTCGGCAAGCTTTTTGCGGTTTTCGGCTTTAAGCTCGGCTATCTTTTTGTCCCGCAAATCGACACGCTGTTGTGCGCGGTCGGCAAAGGTCGTGTCGGCTCTGACCTCGTTAAACCGTTCGAGTATGTCCGCACCCAGCGCACCCGCCGCCTCATTTGCCGTCAAATCTCCGTCGGTGATATAGGGATTAAAGCCGTTTTTCTCGTCGAGACTGTCTCTGACCTCGATAAGATTTCGCCACATATCCTGCGTGCTTACGGCGTCTCTGTCAAGAAACGGAACGCTGTTGCAAAGCTCGTCCCACACCTCGTCGATGTGTAACGCCCCCGGCGTTCCCTGTGCCCGCATATTGAGCTTTCGGCCGTATTGCCTATATGCCGCTCCGAAGGTGCCGAACATTCCTTCAAGCTCGGCCACATCCTTAAGGCTCGGTGTCAGTCGGTAGTGTCTCATTGCCGCCTTGTATTTCTCTGCGCTTTGGTCGGTAATATCCACATATGAGCTTGCAATAACCGATTTTGCAATGTCGGTTGACCGCTTCACAAGCTCGGCATAGTCCGCCGAGCTTTGCATTTCGGCGTTGTCCATAAACTCATAAAGCCCAGTAAGCTCGTCCCTCAGCGTTGAAGAGTCTATTTTGCTTGAATATTCGGAAATGATATCCCTTGCAATGCGGTTAATGTCCTGCTTCATAAGGCGGTTTTTGCCCTTGCCGCCCATTCGCTTGGATTTCACAAGCTCGCCCTTAAGTCGGTCTATCTCCTCCTTATAGGCCTGTTCTCTCAGTAGGGAGGAAAGCTCCTTGTCATCGGTCAGCCTCATTCCCGCATCGGATATTGAGGCTTTAACCTCGTTGGTCAGAAGTTTTTTCGAAATTTTCGAAAATTTTTCTTGACTTTTTTCGGTTGAGTTGAGTATAATATCATCAGAGGCAATGCTGTAATAGTCGTCGGCCTTTGTTGTCGGCTTCTCACTAACTTCGGAGCCTCCGCGAGAAGTAGCTTCGTTATGCCTGTCAGGGACTTTATCTCCTGTCAGCCCACTGTCGAGGGAGCTTCTCTTTTTTATTCTCACCAAATTACCGTTTTTGATTTCTTTCTGAATATACCTTTGAAGCTGCTCTCTTCCAAAAACCGTTCCAATCTTGTTTGTATCTATTGAAACCTGGTTATATCTTCCTTGTTCGTTTATATAAACAGGGACATTTATAACATTGCCTTCGGCATCCTTCAGAGTTGAAATAAGCAGAAAATAATTTTCACGCCGCGATGAATTTGCGGCGTTTTTTGTTCCCCTGTAAGCCTGATTGACATTGTCAAGACCTCGAATAATATTAAGAAACCGAGTTTTACCGAGTCCGTGATAATGTATCTTTTCGGGATCTATTTCAAGATCTCTCCTTTTGGCCTCCTCCGTAGTAAGAATGTTTTCCATAATATGACTTGGTTTCATCAGCATCGGAAGATTTTTAACACCCTTATGACCCAAAATAATACGGGGGCTGGAATCGGTCAGTTTAATATCCTCCGTAAATTTCTTGCCTTCAAGTAAAGCTTGAACATCTTTTTCGGCATTCTCCGATATTTGATACCTTATATCCTTTTCGTTCTCGTTAAACCGTTCGGAAAGGGGAATGATGTTGCCGTCGTTGTCATAGGTTATCGGGTCGGCGGATTTGATCTGTGACGAGTCAAAAACGATATAGTGAGTAGTGTCGGAATACATTCCCTGCATATTCGTGAATTTTTCGGATACCGTTTTGTCGATTATTCCGTCAAAACCTATATCTTCAATGGCCTGTCGAATAACCTCGTTAATAGCAAGGTCTCCGTTTTCATCCGACAGCTCATCAATAATATTTTCCTTAAGAAGGGAAATTGCATCTTTGAGGGAAATTTCACCGTCATATATGCTGTCACCCAAGGCCTCCCAAAAGTTCACGGGTCCAAAGCTTTCGTAATCTTCAGCAGCCGATTCGAGAGCTTCAACAAAATCAACGAGTGACCCTTCCGGATCTCCGTATTCGTCCGCTTCCTCATCATAATTTTCATTATACTCGAGATATGTTCCGTCGTTGTCATTGCTGATGATTGCGGGATTTTTCACATTGAGGTAGGCTTCAACGGTGTTGGGCTCGGATTTAATATACTGCTCTCGAGCTTTCTTTTCCGCCTCGTCATAGTCAATGTCTTGTTCTGCTTCGATACGTTCTGCCAGGCGGGCTATTTTGTTTGTAAGATCGGGGCCTTCGACATTTGCGTAATTAGAATCGACATCGTCTTCCTGTGACGAGAAATAAAAGCCTTTTCCCATATCACCCTCGATACTTGCAAATTCTCTGTCAAATATATTAAACTCACTTACTCGTCCGTGATACACCTTGAGAAGATTCCCGTCATCATCTCTGATAACGCTGTCTTTAAATGCTTCCTCCGCCGCTTTCTTGACCATTTCTGCCGCCGTTTTTTCGTCTCCGCTTTCCGCCGCCGCAAGATAATCCGCGTCCGAAACCGAAAAAGACGAATTATTTTTGGATTTTTGCATAGAATAGGTATTGACATCCGTATCATTTTGTGATATGTTGATGTCAGATAAGGGCTGTGCCGACACTTTGAAGGAGACGTTTTGTTGCTCCATGGTCGGGGTAGTCCTTGTTTTATTTCCCCTTAAAAACAGGGAATAGGTGTACCCGTTTTTTTCTCCGTACTTCTTCTTGACCGTGGCCGTCAAATCATAGAAGCGACCGTCAATCTGTACGGTTTTCACGAAATAATCAAAATAATCGGTAAAGCCGTCCTTTGCCTTATGATTTTTATTGTCAGCCCTGCTTGCGCTGTACTCGGAGTTTTCCACAAGGTCAAAAACATCTCCGTCTGCGCCGAGTCGAATCAGGGCTTTTTTGCCTTGTGCAGAATTATGGTGCTCTCCGTATATCGGTTTGTTGTAATTTTTTCTGTCAAATTCGGCATAGTATGTATGACCGTTTCTCACAAATCGAGCCGTTCGGCCCGCATACTCGTTTCTCATAAGGGAAAGATATTGCTTTTTCTTTTCCTTCTCGGTCAAAGCTTTTGTTTCGTCGCTTGTTTCATAAACTTCAATGCCGTCGGCGGTCTTGTCGACGAGTTTAAACCTTGTCTCACCCTCCGTGCCGGCACCGAAACGGTAATTCTCCACCGCCTCGTCAACGCCCTCCGAAAGCCGCCGGGCAATTTCGTTCATATAATCAACCTCGCCCAAAACCTCGTTTCGGATTTCGGCGTTGTCGTGAACGAAATATTTGTCATAGGCACGGTTTATCATTGCCACAAATTCAAGGATAAAATCCTTTATCTTTTCGGCAAGCGTCTTGTTTTCGGCGGCAAAGCTGTCCCACTGCTCCTTGTTGGTCATCGCCTCAAAGCAGTGGTCGGCTACGATTTCCTCGTCGATTTTTGCCTTAAAGCTCTCGTCCCTTGCATAGGCTTTGCCGTATCTGCGCTCATAGTCCTTGAAAACATTTTCATACTGTCCCGCAGCCTTGAGGTGGTCTATGACAAATTCCCTAAAGCTTTGAGCATATTCCGGCGAAAGGTTTTCGATCATATGGTACATTTCGTGTCCCGCCGTGGAGGTCAGCGCATTTTTACCGTCAAGGGCAATGACAATCGTGTTTCCGCCCTCATACTGCCCGTTTATAATCTTTCCTTCAAGATTATATTTCTCGGCAAGGCTCGAAACTACACGGATAACAACGCCCTTTTCCTTTGCCCAAACATCGAGCAGTCGGAGCTGTCCCCTCAGCTTCCTGTTCACTTTTTTGCTTGCCGAATATTCCCGCACAACGCCGCCCTGTTTTTTTGCGGCCGCATTTTGCTCTGTGCGCTCCTTTGAGCGGTTTTTGTACTCGTCCGACTGTTTATACTGCTCCTGTCTGTTTCGTTCGGCTCCCGCCTGTGCTCTGCCTGCTTCGTATATTCTGCGGGCACTCGACGGTTTTATGTCTCTCGATGTGCGTTTAATGTCGGAAAAGCTCTGCCCCTTTTCTCCGGCTTTATAATATTTTTCAAAAGAAGCGTTATAGGTCGAGGCAACAAGGTGGCGGTTGCTTTCGAGATATTCGTTTGCATAGAGATTTCTCACGGCGGTCGGTCGGTCCGCGGCATTGTTTATGACTGCGGCTGCCTCATATCCGATATTCGCCGAAAGAGGGGAGAGGTTCTTTCCCTTTGCGGTGGAAACAACCGCCTCGACACCGTCTTTTGTGTCGTTGAAGGAAACGCTTTCCACCGTGTCATAGCTGTTTGCGGCCGTGATTTCTTCGGTGCGGTTGTCAAGAGCCATGTCAAGCAGTGATTTTATGCCCTTTCCCGCTCCTTTCGCAAGTTCTATATAAACCGCCTGTGCCTCTTTGACCGTATCTGCCGACAAAAATTGATCGGTAATTTCGGTAAATACCGCCTCTTGAAGATTGTCGAGCGAGTCAAGGTCGGTTTTTCCCTCCGCAAGGTCGGAGGCCTCACGTATAAAGCTGTTGTTTTTGCCTTGCTCTTTGGCATAGGAAAGAAGCTCGGCTCGGTCAACATTGGTATACACACGAGTAAGTCTGCCGGTGTTTTCGGCCGCATTTTCTCTTTCGGTGAGATATTCTCTGTATACCTTCATAGCCTCCGAGTTATTGGTAAGCTCGGTTCGCTCTTTTCCCTTTACCGAATCCTGCCCCTCGTTAAAGGCCTTTGCAATGGTCTTTGAAAGCGCATCGGCGTTCTTTACGCCCTTTTGCTCCAACTTTGCCTTGACCTCCGTGCTGTCCACATCCGTCACGGCCTTTTCGTACTGTGCCGAAAATTCGTCCGTAAGCAGCTTTCCAAGCCGCCTTGCCGATACCTTTTCGCCCTTTTCAATGGCTTCCCTTGCCGTCACTGCTTCCTTATTATCGGGATTTGCGGCGATAATCTCGTCAAGGGAGGTTATAACGCTGTCTGCCGATTTTAATTCTCGGCCGACCTTTATTTGTCTGACTCCGTTTTTGACATTCTCGGCCTTTGCATAGCTCTTGGCAATGCCGTAGTTTGCTCTGCTCATCATAACGCCCGAAAGTGCGCCGCCCAGTCCCGCCGAAAGATCGTCTCCGAGAATGCCCGAAACCGTCTTGGCCGAAGCCTCCGAAGGAGATAACCCCTCGTTAATATAGCCGTAATATTCCTGCATCACTTCCGACTGGTCGGCATTTACAAGCACATCAACCGCACGGTTGAGAATGTTAGAAGCGATTTCCTCGCTCCCTTCGGCAACAAGAGATTTGCCGAGAGTGGTAATAAAGCTTTTCGGGTTTCCGAGAATTCTTTCAACGCTCCATACTTCGGTTATTGCCTCGATTGCGCCCGAAGTAAAGCCCATTGCAAGAGCCTTACCGTCCGAAAGACCTTTTTTCTTTGCGTCTATAATGGTTTGTGTGGCTACCTGACTTCCCATAAGGGCAAAATCAATCGTTTCCAGAGCCTTTTCACTGAGTCCTGTCCCGATTCCCTTTGAAACTGCAATTCTCGCAAGATTGTCAAGCATACTTTCGGTTGTCTCTTTTGCAAAAAGACCGAGTGCCCGGTAATTTCCGTCCTCGTCCCGCCCGAAAAGCGCACTTTTGGTATTCCAAAAGCTGTCGGGGCTTTTCCTGAGGTAGTCGCTAAGCATTTGTGAAGTCTTTCCCCTGACGGAACTCGAATAGTGAGCTAAAATATTTGCCGGAGAATTTGTGTCAATGTCTTTTCCTGTGGCTTTTCTCAGGAGTGCATCGACGGAGCCTATTCCGCTTACAAGGTTGGCCGCTATTGCAAAAAGGCTGTTAAAAACGGGATTTTCTTCCGCTCCCTCTTGAGCAACTTTAACCCAAGCGTCGGTTGCTCTTTTGTTCAAAACCGGTTCAAGTTCATTAAGGTACTCTGTTGCCTTCTCTTTGTCGGTATTATACAATCCGTAAAAGACTTTTCGCTCGTCATCGGTCATTTTTGCATTGTAAGCGTTTGCGATGTTGTTATACACATCTGTCGTGCGGTCTGAACCAAAATATACGCTTGACTTTTTGTCGTTTTCGACAGATGTATGTTTTGCAAACTCCTCATCATTAAGAAGCGGCATATATTTGTCATGAACTTCTTGTTCGATTGCCGCAAGTCGTTCATTTTCCTTGCGCTCGTTGTAGTAGTTTTCAAGCGTGGCCGCCTTGGCTTGGTACCTTGCAGCCTCTTCTTCCGCAAGATTTTTTTGTTCTTCGGTGAAAGGATCGGGATTATTGATATCATATGTTGCCGCAAAATGCATTTGGTTTGTTTTTTCCCTTGCATTCTCGGCCTGACCCTTTGCAAGCGCAAGGGCATTTTTCAGCTCTTCGTCGTTTGCATAGCTTATTTGATTGTCTCTAAGCCATTCAAGCTCTCTTTTTTGGCTGTCCGACAGCGCATATTCCTTTGAAGCAAGCGCATTTATCGCAAGCCCGACTCCCTTATAGTCATATCCGTTATACTTTTCCGAAAAAGGAGTGCCCTCGTCATCGTACTGCGCTCTTGCCTTTTCCCAATCAAGCTTCAACTGTTTAAGCCGTTCAAGCTCGGCTTTTGCAAAGCTTTCTTTATCCTTTGCCGATTCTATATCAATATTCTGATTTTCCGAATCGGGCAGTTTAACCCGACTGATGTATTTTCCTTTTTTTGCCTTAGACAGCAGGGAAAGAGCATTGTTATACTCTTCCTGTGCCGCTGAAATCTTATCGTCGAGTGTTTTTCCCTGTCCGGCTGTCATATCGTTAAGGGAATTATACTCATCGGCATCCTTGTACTGTGCAAAGACATCTCTGCGGCTGTTAATGCTGTCCCAAAGGTCTTGACTGTTATATAGAGACAGCATTTGATTCAGGCTTTCTTCCTGCTTTTTGACCGCCTCTGCACCGTACACCCGCTCATATGCCGCACGGTTCTTTTCAAGTCGTTCCTTATATCCGTTCACCGTATCAACGGAGCTTGTCAGGAAATCGCTTGCCGCCGTGTAATCGTCGGGAGTTTTAAAACCGCCCTTGTAATAGTTGCTGTACGCATTATCTCCCATTGAGCTTTTGCCGAAGGACATAATATCGTCAAAAAGGGTGTCCTTGCCCGATTTGATTCTATCTGCCATAAGTACGGTGTAAGCACTTCCGCTGCTTTGCTCTTTTTTCTTCTTATATGCGTCTAATGCGTTCATATTTTCACCTCAAAATATTATCAAGCGTAATTCCGTATTCGCCTACCGCCGAAGCAAGATATTGCGAATAGCTTTCAGGCAAACCCTCCATAAATTTTATCAAGGCATTCCTCAATTTATTTGTGTCACCTTTATATCTCTCATAAATTGACTTGACACCGTTTGAAACGGTGGAATACTCTTTATCTACCCACTGGCTGTCCTTGGCCTCAAGCTGTGCCTTAAGGCTCGATATCGCCGCCGACTGGTCGTTGTTTTTCTTGGTTTCGTTCATCTGCTCCCGCCACTGTGCGTCCGAAACGCTGTCACGCTCTCGTTGATAGGCCATTTTGTCGTTATACTCGTCGGCGGTCAGTTTGGCATTAGCATTGTTCCAGTCGTTCTGAATGTGGCTGTCGTAATTGTTCTTTTCACGGTTGTAAAGGGTGTCATACATACTCTGCGCCATATTGGCCAGCGTGCCCTGCTGGTCAAAGCCTGTTGCCCACCGTGTATAGTCGGTGTTGTCAAGGTTTTGGTAAAGGCTTGCAAGATTGTATAAATCCTGCCCCTCTTGCTGATACCTCTGATATGCCAGCTGTTCAAGCTCGGGTATCTTGCTGTTCAGGTCGTTCATATAGTTGTTATAGACCTGTTGTCCCGCCGTCTGACCGTAGGAAGAGCCGTAACCTCCCGTAAGAGCCGCCGCCTTGCCCTGAGTGTCCTCCATAGCCTGTTTTCCCGCTCGGGTGGCCTGCTCCTTATAGATGTTATAAAGATTGTCCTCAGCGGCGTTATACGAAAATTTTTCCCTGTTTTTTATGGCGTCAACCGCCGCCGCAAGGTCATTGTTGTACTTGCTGTTGTATGAGCCGTAATTTAAAAGCCTTTCGTACTGCTGATCCGCAAGCTGCTTTTTCTTTTTTGCCTCGTCAGACTCCGAAAAGTTATAACTGATTGGATTAAAGCTGATTGCCATTAAAAAAACTCCTCTCTTAAACCGTCCCTATCGAAAGCCATGAAATAGGGACGGAAAAATCGTTATCTTCGATTAAGAAACCGACCGACATTATTCTGCTTTTGACATAAAAACCTTCTTTTTTTGGGTCACAAACAGAAAAATCATAAAGGCAATAGTCTGTTTTGCTTCGTATATAGTCGGAAGGTGCAATAAATATCTGCGGTATAGTCTTGTATTCGGTGGGGAAAGACACTTCGGGAGAGGTGTATACAAGCTGCCTGAGAGCAAAAGTACCGACTTCGGTTTCTGCGCTCGTGCGTTTTGTCACCGATATGGTTTTAGGGAGTGACCAGTCGGAACTTGATAGGTCACTGAATCCGATGTTCATACGCCCGCTTTGGATAAGTGTGCTCCCGATTTTCAGCGACAACACTCCCGCCGTCTTTTGCTCTGCCTTTATTTCGGGAATTCCGTCTCCGGTGTTGTATTCAATCGCCTCTTTTGCCCTCATCAAATCAACAAGCTTGTATAGATATTCATTGACCTGTCCTATCTGCTGATAAGAATTTCCCGAAAGAGTCGGGGGGAATTCATAGTTGTATTTGTTACTCATCGTCTGCTCCCCGATTTATACATTTTGGAAAGACCGAAAAGGTAAAAACCGCCCTTGCCCGATACCTTGATTTTCAAATGGTCACACCGTCTCGGAACAATAGGTATATTAACGGTCATCATCTTTTCTGCCGCCGATACGGTTCTGTATGTCTGCCATGTTCCTGATGAATCATACATCAATGACACCGTGAGACTCGCTCCTTTTTCAAACTTGAGTCTCATCATAATTCGGGATATGGACTTCTTGTTGGGGTCTTCAAGCCCGAGCTTTCCCGACTCAAAAAACCAATTAAATGACCGTTCCTCTGTCGGTATAAACGGGTTTTTCGAAAGGTTTGTATCGGTAAGATTAAGATTTCCGGCTGTTCCTCCAACAGTCTTAATTTTGCCGTCGGTTCCGTCGAGATAAAACATATCGCCGTCACATTCACAGCAAAATCGCATATAGGTATCCTGCTCTCTCGTCCATATGCCGTATGACGTATCATAGACAAAAAGCTTATGGTCTCCGTGTTCGTCTGTCATGGAACAGTAAAGCTTCTTGTCAAGTGTGCCGAAAACGGCGTCGGTGTAAAGCATATTCCCGAGATTTTGAGAAATTTTTTGAGGTATACTGCCCGTATAGGCATATATGCCGTCAATGGCCTTGTAGTATAAAACGCCGTCGATTATGGCAATGCCTCGATAACTGCCTTTTTGTACGCCCTTGACGTCAAGGGTAACCGCCGTGAAAGGAGTGTAGTCTCCATACACCTTATGTATGCAATTTTCTTTGAAAAACAAAATTTGACCGTTCCAAGCAGTACACCCGGTGAAAAGGCCGTCAGTGCCGACCGTTATTGCCTCTGCGTCGGTGCTTATTCCTTCATACGCATACCAGTTATCGGGGTCTCCGAGCTTTGTACAATAAATTTCGTGACCGTCCTTTGAACATCCCCAAAGACGGTTGTTATATTCGGTTACATATGCCAAATCGGGAACTCTGCGGCATATTGCAAAACTCAGAAAATTAACGTTGTATTGGTCGGTATTTGTCTCGGGACCCGTAACCGTAAATGTAAACGGCTCAAGCTGAACGTCAAGAATGATACCGCCCTCGCCGTTGAGCATTCCGGTAAGTTTGTAGCCGCGAGACGCATATTTGTAAAAGCTTTTTTTGCCGGTTGCCGCCGTATACGTTGTCTTATTGACCTTTTGAAAATCTCCGGCATAATCGTTGTTGTCTTCTCGGGTGAGTGGAGTGTCGTTAGCGGTTGTATCGTCCGTGAAGTAAAAGTCAACCACGTCTCCGGATTTAAGCCCGGTGAATAAATACGCTCCGAAATCGTCTCTCACAGCGGTTTTCCAATCATAGACTTGAAGCCATGAGGCTTTTTCGTTTCGGTAACTAAGCTTGAAAAGCACGGCCGAGCTTCCATACTTTTTATTGTTGTCGGAATTGTTTTTGTCAGGTGTATAAAGCCAGTATTTCCCGTTATCGCTCTCTGTTACATTGCTCGGCTCGTCATGCTGTGTCCACGAAAGAACATAAACATTGCCGTCTCCGTCGCAAGGGACAAATTCAATAAATGTACGGTAATGACCTGCGCTTGTGGTCTGTCCGGTGTGAAGCTCGGGGTTAAATATCTCCATTTTGTTCCATGTTTTCTTTATGTCGACTTCTCCGGCCGAGTCCCATTCGCTGTCAAACCATATTTTGTCGGGAAATATACACACCTTGCTTCCGAGCTTGACCATTTGTCTGTCAGCTTTTGATGTGCTTTGAATAAATAGACCTCCTGTGGCGGTTGTCTGTTGCTTTTGGCCGTTGTCATATATCCACAAGCTCGGATTGGCTTTAGTATCGGAGGGGTCAACATCAAGCCACATAGGATGTTCAAATCCTCTTGACACCATTCCTCTACAAGCTCTTGTTTGAGCAATTTCGTATCTTTTCTTTCTCGTTGTCATGATAGGATAGTCATCACACGACAAATTCTCCATGTCAAAGAATTCCGATGAGCCTATACGTAAGTTATGATTATAGCCCTTGAATTCCTGTATAAACTCCTGTGTTCTCCCGAGAGAATTCAGCATAGGATAGCTCATATATGTCACCTACCATAGTATCATCTTGTTTTTCCCCTCAGCCGTTGTCTTAGAAGGGTACTTACTGTTCCAAAAATTACGGAAATCCGCTATAAGGCTTTGACACATCGACATAGCGTTGTTGTATTCGTCTATTTCGGCATTCGCAAGACAGCTCTGTGCCTGAATATAAAAGCCGTAAGCCTCATTGTAGGGGGCAGGCATGATAATAACCGTGTCACTCGAATACTCCTCAGGGACTTCCATATCTTCGTTGTGAGTGTTTATTATTGAATTGTATATTTGAAGGTCGAGGTTGCGAATCCATACAAACTTGACCGAATCGTCGAATTGATCGTCACACATAAGCTTTGCGTTATCTATTGCGTCTTGTACCGTCATTTCTTTCCCTCCGTGTAAAGAAAATAAGGCGAGAGGAAAACTCCCGCCTTATCACGTCTTTTAATCCTGTGCAAGGTCGTCTAAAAGATCGTCTGCGGCTTCCTGCTGAATGAAGGAATTTGCGATAACCTCCGCGACAGGCTTGGGGATAGAGCATTCCGTTCCTCTCGGGACAAAATACGTCTTACCGTTGATTCCTACCTGAATCGGTTCCTTTTTAAGAACCGGGTCGGCGGGAATTTTAACATTGACAAATTCAAGCATAGGATTTTCGAGCTTTACTTCTTTTGCCATTTGGATTTCCTCCTTAATTTTCGCTGATCACAGCACTGTAATCATTGATTGACTCAATGCGCACCATGTAGAACTGATTAAGAATGGCTGCGGTCTTAGTTGCTTTCCAGCCGGACGAGCTCCTCTGATTGAGGGGGTCATCTCCGTAACCGAGCTGCTTAACGATGTGCTGCAATCCGCCGCCTGAAAGCTCGGTGGTGGCATATGCATGAGCACCGAGTACAAGGGTACTGAATACTGCGCCTGCACTTTTGGAAGCTCCGGTGCCGCAAACGACCGATCCGGCAGGAACCGCCGCCGCAAGAGCCGTGCCGAGAGTAAGTGTGGTCGTACCTTCGGAGCTGTTTGCTAAAACGGCGGTAATGGTATTTTGGATACCGTTAACATACACGCTTACGGTAGACGAGGCCTTGGTAAATACGCCACGGACCTTAATGGTGGTGGCCGATGAAGTAGCTTCAGCCGCAACCACGGCCGAGCTTTCGCCGCCGCCGAAGATTGCACCGGGAAGGAATACCTTAGCTTCGGTGGTTTCGACAAAACGTACCCCGCCGAGAGAGCCGATTTCGCCGTTGAATATCTTGGTTGCGTTGCTGTATTTGTTTACATCTATCCAGTCATCCGATGACATGATATCATATGCAGTATAAGGATGAATGATAGCAATGTACTTTCCGTCAATAGTCGGTGCGTTCTTGGCTTTAAGGGTTGCCGCCGCACGGAAAATCTCGTCACGGGTAAGGTGACAATCCTTGGTGAGATCGCCGCGGCTGTAAGTCGGAGCTTTATTGCCTCCCGAAACCTTGTGTGCGTACTGCACGTTAGTGCCGCCGTTTGCGATTTCTCGGGTAATGGTGTCGAGGGTTCGTCCCGCCTGACTGCCGAGAATTTTGGTTCTTTCGTCAAGCACCGGGTCAATGGTGGTCATCTGAAGAAGATCGGATGACTGAATCCAGCCGCCGTACTGCTTAACGGTTGCGGTAATCGCCGAAACGCTCATGTTCTGTCCCTTGGGGGTCTTCGCTTCGGTAAGTGCGGTCAGAGCCTTAGGTAGGGAAGCAAAGCGGCGGAACTCTATAGTCTTGCCGCTTCCCTGAGGAATGGGTTTTTTGTCGGCAAACTGGTCATGAATAAGCAGGGGTTCGGCATTGGTGAGCAGCTGCTTATCGTAGTAGGTTTTCATCTCGGCCGACATGCCGGGCGAGGTGGTGGTGTCGGGCGAGGTGGAACCGTCAAACAGATTGAGGATAATTTTTAATAGTTTCATTTGTTTTTTTCTCCCTTCTTTTCGGGGAGAGCTTTAAAGTTTTATTTTTTCTCCCCGTTGTACTCGTCTTGACACGTCCTCAAGCTCAGATTTTGACCATGTGGACGGGTCGCTTTTTGTCTTGGCGGGAGCCGAATTGTTTAAGGCGTTTTCCTTCGGCCTTTGTCCGTTGGCTTTTACGCTGTCGGCAACGGCCTTTTGCGCTTTTTGTTCCACGAATTGCGTATACGCAGGCATAATCTCATCTCGATGTATAATCTCGTACACATCTCTGACTGTTATCCCCGGCGTTTGCAGCAGTGAACGGAAACGTTCGTTTTGCAGCTCGGCTTCAAGATTTAACTGCGGATATATACGCTGGGCGTCATTCGCTTGTTTCATCCACTCCGAAACTTGCTTTTCAATGGTTTCCTGCCTGTTTCTTTCGGCTAATTGTCCCTTGAGCGCCTCGTTTTCACGAAGCAAAGCCTTTGACTTTTTAAGCTCGTCAACCGGCATTCCCTTTTTGAGGGCTTCGGCTTCGTAAAAGCTGTCATCCTCATCAAGTGCCTTAAGGATTGCGGCAGGATCGTTGCCGTCCACGCCGTATTTTTCCGAAAGCCTCTGTCCGACCGTTGAAAAGGCCTTCAGCTGCTTTTCGGTTTCCTTGGACTTCTTAAACCTGTCGTTGATCAGACCCTTGACTTCTGCGTCAAAGAGATCTTTGTAATCGGCCTTGAATTTGGAATACTGCTCGGCTCTTAATGTTTCGTCGGTACCCGCCGTACCGCCGTCCGCAGGGGAGGTCTGCGCCGTCTCGCTCCCATTGTCTCCGCCACCGTCACCGGTGTCGCCTCCTTCACCGTCAAAAAGGTTAAGGATTACAGATAAAAATTCGAACATAAATTGTTCCTTTCTCGTGTCTTTCCACGGCGTCAATCTCGTGTCTTTCCACGGCGTCAAATTAAAACGGAGGTGAGGATTATTCCTCATCTCCGCAAAATTCTATTAAATCAGAAAACTGGTTTTGCATTTGCCTAAAGCAAATGTCAAAAGCCATAAACAAATACTGAATTGCTCCCTCGTGCGCTTTTATTGGCTTGCAGGATATTTCCGCATTGCCCTCCTCAAGCTTTACGCAAGGAACTTCTTTTAGCTGCTTGATGTCATGAGCAAACATAACATTTTGGGCAAGCCCCGAAACAAGAGCGGATATTCCCGCACACACAAGCGGATTTTTGCCCTCGCCGTTTGTAGCATGCCCTGTCACTTTTACCGTGCATTTTTCGATGTTTGAATAAATCTTAATCATATGTCCTCCTTATGCGGGACTTGAAGCGTCGTTTGCTCTCTGCCTCGCTTTTTTTACCTGTGAATTTTCTGCGCTTACGCCGTTAAGGTCTATATTCGTGTTACCCGACGGCATTGGCTGTTCCTCGATGCCAAATTGCTGTGCAATTGTGCCGAGATAGTTTGTGCCAAGCTCTCCGTCGGTAAACTGTGCAAGGCTGAGGAGCTGTTGCTGAAGGACTTGTATTTTTTGATACATAAGGCCGTTCTGCTGTATCTTCTGCATGAGAGAGTCTTTGTGGGAAAAGTCCATAACATCAAGCAGTGCCAGTGACTGGTCGGCCATTTGAGGATTGAGCACACCCAGTTGAAAAAGCTGGAGCATAAGCTCATTGTTGGCCAGTTTTGTATAAGGAGAGGCTTTTTCGGCTGTGACCTCGATGTCAAATTCAGGCACACGGTAGCCTTGACCGCCCCCGAAGCCCATTTCAAAGCTTTGTGCGGCCAAATTCGCATTGCTGTATTGTACGAATTCCTCCGCTCCCATTTCTCCCACGATTCGAAATGTTCTCGGAATATCATAAAATTGTCTGATGCGTTCAATGCATTTTTGAATAATGCGCTTATACACTCGATACGACGCTTTTATCATATCTCTTGAAAGCTTGCCGCCCTGCTCTTGTAATGCGGCGATACCTGAAGCAGCCGTCACGCCCGAAACGCTTCCGCCATTGTTCACATCACGATTGCCGGAGGTCTCTTTGAGTTCGTCTATGCGCTGACTCAGTGCGTTAAGCACATTCCCCCCGATAGGGGAAACGGTGAATTGTCTTAAATCGTCATCCGATAGGCCGGAGGCCGTGTGCACAAAGGGCTTTGTCCAGTCTCTGAACTCCTCCTCGCTTATCTGTCCGTCCTCTCGAATAAAAAATCTCGGAGTGGCAGCCATAACCGTGTTGTTGGCAATCGCTTTATTCATAAGGTCGATATATCTTTGCGGATTTTTGCAAACATCCACATAACCGAATGCATCAAGCGTTCCCTCTTCGCAAAATAGACGGTCAAGCTCAAAAGGATAATCTCCGTCGGCATAAAGACCCGCCGCGGCGGGAGCTTCCCGAATGATATTTCCTTGCTCATCGACGATAGGTTCCGTCTCGTTTTCGGTGGCGTACAAAACAATGTCGTTTGCAAATTTGCAATAGTGCAATAGGGTTTTGCCGTCCACGACGGTTTTATAATACCAATCAACCACCGCCGTTTTGTCGGAAGTGTCAATACTGTCATCATGCGCATATTGCTTCACGGTGATAGCAGGGGAGGAGAGGTTTCCAACGAGCTCGGGGTATTGCTGAGACAATAAGTCGTTGTCAACAAGATTCACTACAAAAATATCACGGCTGTTTTGCAAATCGGTTATGCCCGGCTCCCAAAAAAGATTGAGTATATCTACTTTTGATATAGCCACATCGCCGAGACCATTATGTTTTTCAGAGTCCCAAAAGATACCGTAGCAGGTCAAGCCGTTTTTAAGCTTATAGTCCCATGCAGCCGAATATGTGTCCTCGAAATCGTTTTGGTCAAGGAGAGTCGGCATAATAGAGGTAAGCACGGTGGCCTCCTGCTTGTCTCCTTCTTCGTGAGGGCGTATGTTAAATTCGGGATATGAGTCCATAGCGTCGGCATGTTTTGATATAATACAGTTAAAAAGCCACGCAGAATTTGACATCTGATCGTCATCTCCCGTGTGACTGTGCCTGAGTCTCCACCATTTCTCATTTTCAATTATTCGATTTTCGATTTGTGCTTTGCCTTGACGATACTTTTCAAGCCTCTGTCGTGCCGCTCTGACCTGTTCGGGGCCTATCTTGTCAACCACTTTTTCGGCCTCGACTGCTTCGTCTGCGCTTGTTACTTCTGTCTCTTCGGGCGTTTGTCCACCCTTTTTCTTAAATAAATCTAAAAATGCCATTAAAACACCTCAATTTTGCGATAATACTTATCCTTGTCCGGCTGTAGTTCGAGCGGGTCATCAAAGACAGGCTCTTTTGCAGTTCTTTTTGTGGGTTTGATAGGCCGAGCCATACACATATATCTTGTCTCATCTGCTATATGATCCTCGAGTTCGGTGTCGAGGTCTTCGGGCTTTGTCTCGGAATATATAAGGGTGGGAATCGTCCTTATGAAATCCTTGCAAGTATCAAAGATATACATCATCGGGTAGCCGTTTTCGTCAAAAGCAAATCTGTAATGCATCTGCATCCACCCCGGAATACGGGCATTGATACCCGGTTCAAAATATATGCCGTATCTTCGTGCCGTGTCGGCCGTGGAAACGCCTTTGGAACCGTCCCAAATGGACGGATCGGCAACACCGTGTATTTTCTTGCCCTTGAGCCACGGGTGCTCCCGCTCGATTCGGGAAATTTCCGCAAACTGCTCATCGGGGGTCCATTTAACGCCCGTGTCCGGCTCATTTGGCTTGCAACCGTAGCATTCAAGGATACGGTATAGCCGTCCTTCGTAGTCCACAGCCCACCACCCGCAGGAGAAAGGGTCTGAATAACCGAAGTCGTAAGACCGATATATCGTCCACCCTTCGGGCGGCTCAAAGGCCTTAATGACATTTGTGAATGTCCTGTCCTCATAGTGGCCGGGATCGTCTACAAAATCTTCAAAGAACTGTCCCTCAAAGATATTCCAATCGCCGTAAAGCCACGCTTTTTTCAGCTTTCCCGTCAGTCCTTCAAGCTGCTGCACATAATCGGGTTGGTTTTTCATAAGCGGTTTATTATCCTGAACAAGAGCCTGAATAAAAACATAATCATCGGGGTTTTCGGTCTCCTTAAAACGCCTGTCGATAAAAAGCCTCTTGACCCATGCATGACCCTGTCCGCCGGGGTTGCAGGTCAGATACATTCGCTTGGGGAAATTGTTGACACCACGAAGGCAGGCACGAAGCACTTCAAACTGATGTTCCGAAAGCTGTGTCGCCTCGTCGAGAAAGATACAGTCATATTCCGAACCTTGAAAATTATCAAGATCGCTGTCTTTGGCACAATATCTGAATGAAATGGTGCTGCCGTTTGCGAATGTGAACATCTTTTCCTGTTTGTTGTACTTTGCTATGCCCGCAAGCTCGGGACGAAGCACATCAATATGATTCGCCGTAAGCTCGGGATAGCTTCTTCTGACAATAAGTACTTTTATTCCTGCGTAACGCAGACACAAAAGCTTTGCCTTCGTTCTTACCGCCCACGACTTTCCGCCGCCACGAGCACCTCCGTACCCTATATACTTTTTTTCTGCCTTCAAAAAAAGCTTTTGCTTTTCGTTTATATACGGTATTGATATATTGTTACTACTTTGCATATTTTTCTCCGCCGCCGAAGTCGACCTTTATTTCTGTGGCTGTATTTTCTTCTGTGGTAAGTTCCTTTATATCCTTGAGGGAAGAAACGATCTGCCGTAGTTTCTGCGTGTCTACATATCCCGTCTGGTGCATTTGGCCGTCTTGTGTTAAAAAAACATCGAGCTGACTTATTGCCAGCTCGATCTTCTCTGTAAGCTTATCCGAAAGATTGAAAATCCGCTCTTGTCTGTTGACATAGTCGTTTGCCGTTCGTTCGGTAATTTTTTCAGCGGTTTTTTCAGCCAACATTTTCTCGATTTTAGGGGCCTGCTCCCGCTTTTTCTCACCCCACCGCTCTCTGTGAGCATGATATTTAATTGTCGAGTAAGGAATGCCGTGTTTCTCGGCAAGCTTTTCGTAGCTTATATTTCCGTTGATATATTCATTTTTTACTTTCTTCCAATCCGTCATTTTTAATTACTCCGAAAATCGGACTCGTGTCTTTCCACGGCGTCAGTCCCACTCAAAGAAAGGGGCGGTTACAACGCCACCGCCGGGGCTATATAAAATAAGGAGGAGGACAGACGACAGGCACGGCGGCGAGTGAAATGTTCCGCCGTTCTTTTCTTGTCGCCACTATCATATTAAATCAAAAAAAGGGACAAAAGGGACAAGTTTACTTTTTTGAAAAAAAAGAGCCCTCCTAAGAGAGCTCTTTTTCCTTTTTCAAATAACGATAGCAAGTTTTTTTAACCGAATCGGCCGTGTTTCCGCCTCCGACATTATACGCGACCTTTCCCCATGAAAGTCCGTCGACAAACCGAAAGGACATAATCATTCTCGTTCTGCTGTCGGGTATGCCGGCAATGTATCTTTCAAGACGGTTTTGCTCGTGAATACACTGGGTTATTTTGCTGTCAATTATCGCCTCAAGATCGGCAATTTCAAGGGCAAGGTTTTCAACTGTGCTTTGACCTCCGACGGCAGAGGAGGGGAGACCGTCAAGCTTCGGGGACGACACCGCCCCTCTCCGTGCTCTGAGCCGCGCAAGTCTCTCGCGGTCGTATTCTATCTCCCTTTTAAGGTGATAGAGTTGAGAAAGCTCCTTAAGGGTCATTCGTTCATTTTGTATATTTTCCATTTAAACCTCCTTCATTGCCCGCCCATTGTTCGGCCATGGCCGCAGCCACTCCTGGAAATGTTTTACTGCGGATTTTTGCTCTTTCCTCTTTCGGCAAATGCCAAGCCTCGTCATACCATGCAGGCATTGTCTTTCCGCTGCTATATCGTTTTCGCGGAGGGACATCCACAATGTTCGTGGGCTTTAATTTGGGCAAGCCTTTCAACCAAAGGCAGGTTTTCTTTTCAAAAGGGTCTCCGAACTGATAAGGGTTAATGATTTGGTTCGGTTTGCGCCATTTGCTACTCATTATTCCTACGGGGTTTTCAATGGCAATTTTGTCGCAATCGGCATTTGCAAATGTCATAAAGAATTTAATGGCCTCCGCACGGTCTTTATATCGTTGAACGGCTTTATCTCCATATCGCTCCACATTAAACCAACGGTTCCCCGTCACGGTTAAATAAGTACAAGGTGGAAAGGCGATGATCATATCCCAGCGTCCGTCAATGGAATGTTCTGCGCTATCGGAGGTATGAAATTTTGCAAAACCGTTAAGCAGCGGGAGCACATCTTTTTGTATATGCCACTCCGGGTGGCCTCCGGAGCAGGGGATAACATCACAACTGTAAGCGGTGTGCCCGAGTCTTCGCAGCTCAATTGTGACTGCTTGGCTTTCCTCACAAGCGACAAGTATGTTCATAGGCTCACCTCATCTAGATCGGAAGAGCACAC